AAAAAAAATAAAATTATGAAACAATTATTGATATATTGTCCTACTACAAGTAAAGAAGTTATTGAAACTCTTCTTGAAGTTGGATTTAACCAAGGAGATTCTGATAGCAGTCAGTATTTTCTCAAATTAGTATAAAAATGGGCGCATCAGCTATTACAGGTGGTTTATCAGCAGGATTAGGACTTTTTAACACTATTCAGGCTTCAAAAGAAAAGAAACAGGCAGAAGATGCTTTAGCCAATTATAAAAGGCAAGAATTAGAGAACGTTGCTAATGCAACCCTCGATTATCATATAGATCGTGGTACGATTTATAGTCAAACTATCCAAAATAAACCCCTATTGAAGGCATTTGATGCTAAAGCTAAAACTTTCCCTGCCGGTAAAGAATTTCTAACTGTGCGTGTGAAAGGTGAATATACTACAACTATTCAAGGTTTTAGTCATGATGATTCAGTTACTTATCGTAACCCTGCGAACATCAAAATGGCAACTTACCCATACAAACGTATTCACGCTGGTATTGAAGTTACTTTTGACGAATTGCAAAGAAATGGTATTTCTGTTACTGAAACTTCAAATGGTCGCAACACATCTAATCATAGTGATCGTGAAATGACTGCTCTTGCAAATCTTCTTGATGACAAATTGGAAGATATGGAAGAAGGTCGTTCTCGTGGGATGAATGATATGTTTTGGCGCGATGGTTCACAAGACAGTGAATTAGTTCCAGGATTAAAATCATTTATTTTGACTAATCCATCATCTGCACTAGTTGTGGGTGGTATTGATCAGTCTACAAATACTTGGTGGAGAAACAGAGCTCTTTTGGCTTTGAGCACAGCTACCCCATCTAACCAAGTCATCTGTAAAGGTATTCAAACCGAAATGAGACAATTGAGACGTTATGGTAACCCAAAACATATGATGTTTGCCGGTTCAGCGTTCTTAGATGCTCTTGAGGCAGAATTGAGAGATAAAGGTACTTACACTCAAACCGGTTGGGCTGAAAAAGGCGCAATTGACGTAAGTGTGGCTGATACTTCTTTCAAAGGTGTTATGATACATTATGATCCAACTCTTGATGATTTGGGAGAATCTAAATATCTATACATCATTGATATGAATGCTATCTATCCATTATTTATGGAGAATGAGAGAAATAAGCGTCACTCACCTGCTCGTCCACACGATAAATACGTGTTGTATCGTGCGGTAACTGACAATCTTGGTCTTGTTTGCAGACAGCGTAATACAAGTGGTATAATTACCATTGCTTAATGCAAATTTTATTAACCGATAAAGAGGAATTTAATTATGTTTAAAATCTCACAAACTAGCTTAGGTTCTCCTGTTGTATCTTCTGGTACTATTACTTTTTCTTACCCGGAAAATACTTCTGCAGGAAACTTCGCCGCTTATGGACACAAAATTTGGGTCGATAAATTTCAACGTTTATTAACATCACCATCAGATTTTACCGTATCATTCGGTGCATCTGATATCACTGTTACATATAACGGTTCTACAACTATTCCAACTGGATCAAGATTGAATGCAGAGTTCAATATTGTAGGTACTGATAATGGTGAATTGATTGAAAGATTGCAAAATCCAACAGTTGAATCTTCAGTACTTTCCAACTTAGTGGAAGTTAATTTGGGTTCTCCTAATTTAGCTGATGCTGATGGATTTTGTGCATCTCAAGATTTAACTGCTCTTGGTGTATTTTCAGTTAGTGGTACTGCCGCTGCTGCAATTGCCGCTGCTGCTCTTGCTGGTGTAAATGACGTTCCTCGTAACGTTGTTGCAGCTTGGACAGGAACCGCTGTTCTTACTATTACAGGTACAGATATTTATGGTAACACTGTTGTTGAATCTTCAGCTTCTGGTACTTCACTTACTGGTAAAAAAGCTTTCAAAACTGTTACCGGAATATCTTCTTCAGCAAATATTACCTCATTAACTGTGGGTAATGGTGACGTTTTTGGTCTACCATTTTTCGTTGGTAATGCAGCAAATATTATCCAAGAACTTCAGGATGGTGTTTTACTTGCTAAAAGACCTGGTAAAGTTTATATCAATGGTCAAATGTTGGAAGCAGCAATTGATGCTGGTACAGCTTTCAACATTGCTTCCCCTGTTGCTGGTTCAATTAGAAAATTGACCACAATTGCTCAAGGAACAATAACCACTGGTGGCGCAATTACTGTTGAAGTCAACACAGTTGCTGTAACCGGTTTATCGGTTGTTGTTGCGGATGGTGCAGTTGAAGGTGAAGTCGATTCTGACGAACCAACAACTCTCGGAAGCTCAACCACTGTTGTTGCTGTCGGTGATAGAATTGAAATTATCCCAGCTGCTGGCTTTAACGCTTCAGCTGATATTCATTTCATTCTTGAATTTGATGTAAGCCCAGCTGGTCAATTAGATGGAACATTCGTTGCGGGTGTTTCAGATGCTGCTACTGCAACTACTGGTGACGTAAGAGGAACTTATGATCCAGTTATTGCCGCAAGTGGTTCTATCGCATTTAAATTACTTGTCGCAAGTGCGGATCCTAAATATTTAGGTGTTGCACAATACGCAGGTTAGTTTTAATGTTAATATTTTGGTACTGTTCGCCGCAGTACCAAAATATATTTTTTATCAATCTTAAAGTGTGAGGCTAAGTAAATTATGCACTATTACAATATTAAACTTCGTTTGACTGGAAATGCCATGAATGAGGTAAGAAAACAGGTAACATCACCTGAATTATTAGTTTTGTTATACATCCACGGATCCGATTCTGTTGTTGATGTTGAAGAAATTAAAAATGAAAAAGTTAATCAACGTGTCGAGAAAGACAGGTTAAAAGAACTTTATGAAATGTCACTCGTCAAAAGAGAACAATCAATTGATGGTATTTTTGGCGCATTGGGTACTTTACCTGAAAGACTTCCACAGGATTTAATCGACAGATTTAATTTGGATGACGAAGGTTTAGAACTTTCCGATGTTGAAGAACTTACTAAAAAAATATTAAATAAACGTAACAACCCTTCATTAAGTCAACAACAGGAAGACAGAAGAAATTCTATCAGACCTGCCAGCGATGTAAATCTTGCTGACTTGATGGACTAATTTTTAAAAATTTATGGCTCGTAATACACAGCTTCTTTCTTTGATTGCAAAATTACGAGCCGAGACTGGAAGAAGCCAAGAAATATCCGTTGGTGTTGATGAATTTGATAATTTAAAAGTTACTCTTGATCGAATTCAAGAAACTTTATATGATGATTATGAGTGGCCACATTTAAGAGTTCAAAGAACAGTTCAATTATTCGCTGGTCAAAGATATTACGATTTCCCATCCGACATTAATTTCGATAGAATTGAAGATATAAAACTGAAATACAGCAACGTTTATGTTCCCATAAAACGTGGTATTACGCTGGAAGATTACTCAATGTATGACAGTAATGCATCCACCCCTGAAAGATCAAATCCTGCTGTTAAATGGGATGTAAGAAATACTGGTTCTTCTGAACAAATCGAAATATGGCCAATCCCTGTTGATAATTCCCAATATCTTTATTTCACCGGTACAAAATCTTTAGGTCGATTGACCCAAGATGCTGATACTGCGGATTTAGATGATATCTTAATTGTGATGACAGCTGCCGCTGAAATGTTAGAAAGGCAAAAATCACCAGATGCAAAATCAAAAAGAGATGCTGCAAATTTGAGATTAATAAGTCTCAGAAAAAATAGTGTTAAAAGAAGAGAAACCATCCAAATGGGATTGGGTAGAAGACACGAAAGACATACAAACCAAGTAAAAATAGTTGTTAGCTAAATATGCCATATGTTCAAATTGAAGACATTAGAAAAGGAATGGATCGCAGCAAAGTTTCGAGAGTTAATTCGGAACTTGGTTCAGCATGGACAATAAAAAATGGACATCTAACCCGTGGTGGTGATATTGAACGTAGAAAATCTTTTGTTAAAATAAGTGTAGATTTCCCCTCAACAACCAAAGGTTTATTTTCAATCAATGACACACTTTATACTGTTGGTTATGACGCTTCTCAAGCAGGTAATGTTCCTGTCGGTGTCAATCATATTTTAACTCAACACCCAACTCCTGCGACTGCGATAACGAGAGTTTTAGATGCAGAAGCTTTTGATGGTAGATTATATTCAATCTCACAATTTTCAGACGGAAATATTTACCATTTTTATGAAACAACCCGTGTTATTGACTGGGATAATTTATCAGCAACTATTGGGTCGAATGATGCTATTGCTGCAGCTTTGGAAGCTGCGATTGATAATTCAGCAGTTGTTTCAGCAAGTGTTTCAACAAATGTTGTTACAATTACAGCTGATGTTGCCGGAACACCTTTCACAATTTCTGCTCAAACTGTCAATAATGGTGTTTCACCTCAGACAGAAGTTTTAGCTTCTGGAACTGTTCAAATTACTGGTGGTACAAGTAGCCCCGGTGTTAATAAAATTAATAGCATAACCGTCAATGGTGTAAATATTTTGGGTGCTGCTGTTGATTGGACAACATCAAATGATAACACCGCTGCTTTATTAAAAACACAAATTGATGCACACACATCTTCACCGGAATATACAACTTCTGTTGTTGGTAGCACTTTGACAATTACAGCCTTAACTGGTACTGGTGATTCACCAAATGGATTTGTTGTAGTTTGCAACGTTGGTGGTAACGTTACATCAACTGTTTCTAATATGGCAGGTGGTGTTGATCAAGTTGATAGTGAAACATTAACTTTGAATGAAACTCAACCAAATGTACCCGGTGTCACAGAAGTTGTTTCTAGAGCAGTTGTTGAAGTCACTGGTGGTACAAGTTCTGCAGGTATTAACACAATTTCGAGTATAACAATTGATGGTGTTGAAATTTTAGACACAGCTGTTGATTGGACGACATCAAATTCAAACACAGCATCTTTACTGAAAACTCAAATAGATTCTTACACTTCATCACCAGAATATGATACTGAAGTTAGTGGGCCGTTTTTAACAATTAAAGCAAAAGCAGGCACTGGTGCTTCTCCAAATGGATTTGTCGTTGTTGTTACTGTCACTGGTGATGTTACCGTTGATGCTGATACTGTTATGTCGGGGGGTGTAACCGCTGTAACCGCTATTGCTCAAGTTGTGACAGCAACTGTTGGTGGAACTTTTGAAGAAGCTGACCAATTTATTATTACAATTAATGGTACTGAAATTTATACAGTTACAGGTGCTGCATCTGGAACTGGAACAACTGTTCAGACATTCAAGAAAAAACTTTACACAGTTGCATCATCAAATTTGTATTTTTCAGCATTAAACGCACCAACACAATGGACATCAGGTATTGATCCAGGATTTATCAACATGGCATCAGAAACATCTGGTGCGGAGTTATTAACTGCAACTGCTGAATATCAAGGTTTAATGGCTGTTTTCTCTAAAAATAATATTAGAATTTGGTCAATTTCTGAAGATTCTTCTGAAAACGTATTCTTACAAGCTCTACAAAATACTGGTACGATAGCACCTAATTCAGTTATTTCTTATGGGAATAATGACGTATTTTATTTGGCAAATACTGGTATCAGATCGATTAAGGCAAGAGATTCGTCAAATTCAGCTTTTGTTTCTGATGTGGGTACAGCAATAGATACTCATGTGAGAGATTTTTTAAACACTTTAACTGAAGCTCAACAAGAAGCAGCTGTTGCCATTATTGAACCATTAGATGGTCGTTATTGGATAGCTGTTTATAATAGAATTTATGTATTTTCTTTTTTCCCATCAAAGAAAATTTCAGCATGGTCGTATTATGATTTAGACATAACAATTACCCATTTTGCTAGGGTAAATAATAGAATTTATTGTCGCGCGACAAAAGATGGTGTTGATGGTTTGTATTTATATGGTGGTGTCAATAACGACAGTTATCCAGCTGTTAATGTTGATCCCGTATTAATTGAATTACCTTTCATAAGTGCTAAAAATCCTGCTTCTTCAAAAATATTGACTGGTTTTGATATTTTAGCATCAAATAATTGGAAAGTTGAAATTTTACCAGATCCTAATGATTTAACTGTAAAAACTAATCAAGGTATTGCATCTAAAATTACATATGGTACACCTAGGTTTGCTGTTCCAGGTGAAGGATCATTATTTGGAATAAATCTTACCTGCTCTGCAGCAGGTCCGGCTACGTTGTCAGCACTCGCCCTGCATTATAATCAATCATAAAATTATTTTGTAATATGTGTGGAAGTAAAGGTGGTTTTCTTACAAAGGGTCTTATAGATGTGCCGGGTGTGAACAGTGGTAGTGTATTTAGTTCACCAGATGTTCCCTATGACAATTCAGCAGATATTGCTAGAGCAGCCGAAGAATCAAGACAACAAAGAATAAAAGAAGGTCAATCTTCAATTGATCAAAATTTTTCATCTTTCAACGATGATTTTTTCAATAAATATCAACAAGATTACACTGGATATTATTCCCCACAATTGGATGATCAATATTCTGATGCTCGTAAAAAATTAACCCTTCAATTGGCTAAAACTGGTAACTTAACAAGTTCTTACGGTATTGATAGAATGGGTGATTTGAAAGAGTTGAAAGAGGGTAAATATGGTAGTATTACCAATGAAGCTTTAAATGCTGCTAATTCTTTGAGATCAAATATTGATGCTCGAAAAAGTCAACTTTATCAGGATAATCTCAATGCTGCTGATCCAGGAAGTGCTGCATCTGCTGCTGCATCCGCTGCAACTTCTTTACAACCAGCAATACCAAATAGCCCATTAGCAAATGCTTTCGCTGATTTCTTTAATACATCTGGTAATGCTGCTTCTGTTTATGGAAGAAATAGTGGTAGATCAAGTGACTTTGGTGTTCAGAACTATAATAGTTCTGGTGGTAACTCAAGTAGTAGGGTTGTTTATTAATGGAATATATAATTAGAAGACCAACATTGGAAGATATTGATTTTTTGGCTAAAAATGCTCGTGAATTAGATAAAAAAGAAGTATTTTTTAGCTCAGGAATGAATATTGATGATATTCTTAAATCAACACCAAATATTTTAAATGATTGTTATGTTTGGGAAATAAATAGCAAATTGGTTGCGATGTATGGTATCAGTAATTGGGGTGGTGACAATAATGTTATTTGGATGTTAGCGACAGATGAGTTTGATAAATATAAAAATATTTTCCGTAGAGATTGCAAAAAGATTGTAAAAGAAATGGTTAATGGTAAAAATTATGTTTATAATTACATTTGGTGTGAGCACCGAAAAGCGATTAAATGGTTGAAATGGTTAGGGTTCACAATTTTAGATCCTGAACCGATTGGAATTAACGGCGAATTATTTTGTAAATTTGAATTAAGAAAATAAATGTGTAATCCTTTATTAGTAATGGCAGGTGGAGCAGCTTTATCGGCAGCTACTGGATATAAAAAAACCCGTGATGATAACAAAAACATGGTTCGTCAACAAAATGCCAAAAATAAAGCTTTTGCTGATGGAATGGAGCGTCAAGAAGGTTATGCTAATGAAGCTGGTCAATCTTTTGCTAATGAAATTACAAATCAAGGTGCTACTAATTTCCAAAGTCAATTAAACGATAATGTTAGTAACAGACTAACAGCTTTTGCTGATAACAGACCAGCTATCACAACAAATGATTATCAATTTGCAAGTACTCCTAAGAACGTTGTTTTAGCCCAAAATAAAGCTTTTGCTGATGTTGATTCCAAAATTAATCGTGACAATGCTGCTTTTGCAAATTTAGCTAGTTATGATGATGCGTTGTTCAATACTGGAATGAAGCGAAATGAATATGGTAGAGCGTTTGGTAATTTATCAGATAAAGCAAGAAGAGATTCAAACTTAATTGGGTTGGATATGAACGCTGCATCAAATAATGCATTTAAACCAAGTAATCCAATTTGGTCAATACTTAATGGTGCTGGTAATGCTATGGCAATGGGTGGGGCATCTTATGCTGGTAATAAGACACCTACAACCGGAACTGAAAGACCATCATCAGCTTTTGCTGGACCAATGCAAAATAATCAATATTAAAATATGTCAAGACAATACAACGATCCATGGGCAAGAGTAGCAGATTCAGCAAATAATGCTATGTTTAGGTATATGAGCAGTAGACCTACCGAAGCGCAAAATGCGATGGCTGAAAAATATAGTTTAGAGGCTCAACAACTTAGGGGTCAATTGAATGCACCAAGTGAAATGGGTAGAATGGTTGGTGAAATTTATTCAAATACTATGGATGCCCCATCACCAGATTTTGTTGGCCCGATGGGTAAATTTGACGGTCCTGTACCAGTGGATGTTATAAACAGACGTTATCAGGAAAGAAAACCACAAATGGTTGAAAATGCGATGCGTTATTCTGGTAATAAACCAGGAAGTCTTGGTGATGTGTTTTTATCTTATGCTGCCAATACTGGTGCAACTCCTGAAGATGTAAGTTCTGCCCAAATTGGTTCTGGAATGAGTTATGGTGCGACAAGAGAGGGTGTTATGAATAAACCATTTACACTTTCACCTGGTTCTCAAAGATATGATAGTCAAGGTAAAGTTATTGCATCTTCACCGTTTAAACAAGGTGGTCAACCATCCCTCAGAGTTTTACCTGACGGAACTGTTGAATATGGTTATGATGGTGAACCAACAAAAACTGTTACAAATAATTTACAGGGTTCACAAGTTCAAAGTGAAAAAATGAGTAGATTAATTAAGTACAACAGGGAGTTGGCGATGAAAGATGAAATGAACTTTGGTTTACCTGGAAGAGTTAAAGGTGTTGTACAAGATGTAACCACTTTATCAGATGGTGTTGCTAAATCACTTGGTTACAATGGATTAGATGGTGCAAGAAAAGGTATACAACGAGAATTAGCAGTTAGTGGTGTTGATCAAAACCTATTAAGTGATGTGTTTGATCCAAATTTACCAGCTTTAAATTCTGCAGCAGGTTTATTAGTTTTTCAAGCAGCTAAAACCTTAGCTGACCAAGAAGGTAGAGCATTGAGTAATGAAGATATTAAATACTTTAAAGACATTGTTGGTGATCCGAAAGATGTATTCACCAGTCAACAAAAATATATGTCAAAACTTGACACTATTGAAAAAATATTAGGAATGAACACAGATGTTGCTAATCAAACTTTGGGTGGGAACGTTGTTACAAAACGACCATATTCACCCAATAAAAAAAATGTAGTTCCTCAGCAAAATAATGCACCAACTCAACAACAAATTGATTTTAGTGAAGAAGAGGAAGCTAGATTGCAAGAATTGCAGAATCTTAAAGATCAAGGAGAGATATAATGCCATTGTCACCTGCTCAAGAATTAGAATATCTTCAGTTAAAAAAGAAGAAAGCTATGGCGGCTCAGACCGTTAATATTAATCAATCTTCAAGTCCTGAACAAACAAACGCTGAAATGGTGAATGGTGAAGTCATGGTTTATGGTGATAATTCAGTTCCGGCACCAAAACCAGCCCCACCATTAGCATTTGGTGCACAAGCATCTGGTCGTGGTCTTGCTGATTTGGCAGGAATGCCTGTTGATTTAATGACAATGGGTGTAAATGCAATTAGTGGTTTAGCAAATATTTTACCTGGTGTTAATATTCCGGCAATTACTGAACCGGCACTTGGTAGTGATCATATTGCAAAAACTTTTGGTGAAGTTGCTGAATCTGCTGGTTACCCAATGACTAATCCTGATGATCTAGGTTTTGGTGATAAAATGGCTTATAATATGATTCGTTTTGGTACAGGAGCAGGTGCTGGTGGATCATCTATCGCGATGAGAGCACCAAGAGCAATTGATGCTGTTAAAGATGTTACAAACGCATCAAGATTACAAAAAGCCGATGCTACTTTAGCACAACCTTATATTGATAATGCTGGAAGACAAATTGTTGATGACGTTGCTTCAGGAATGGGTGCAGGTGCTGGATATAATATTGCTGAGACATTAGCACCAGAAAGCCCAATCGCCCAATTATTTGCAACAATTCTTGGTGGTATGACAACCTCAGC